TGTCCATGCTGGTTGTAATAAGCTTTGTAGTAAGAGACAAGACCATTGGTGTTTACCTGTTTACTACACCACTCTTCAGCACAGGCATAAATTGCTTTGTTATTTTTCACACCACCAAATTCTTTAAGCAGTATTAATAATGCTCGTTCTCTTACGTTAAGTTGTTCTTCTGTTAGTTCACTCATGTGTGATTGCACAGTGACCTTGTTCACATAATCTCTCCAATTTTTCTACAAGATGAGTGTACTCATCCCACATATACTCAGAGCCTGTATGCTCCTTGTATGTGTTACAAGCAGTGATGAGACGGGCTACGTCTCCTTCGTTTAATCTCATAGTGTTCATGCCGTTACATTATAATTATAACGATTCTGTCAAGTAGTCTAACAGAAATGTCAGGGTTTGTCAATCTATGCTGATACAGATGTGTTACTTGTGTTCCTTCTTTGGTACGCAGCAGGTGTTCTAGTACTATTGTTACTCGCTCTTGCCTGAAATGTACCAGGTGTTCTTGTTGAATTATCAGACTTCCTTGCCTGATACCCTGCATTCCAGTTTTTAAATGTTCTAGTAGCCCATCCCTCATTACCTGAGAAATGATTCACAGTGCTGCTACCTGGTTGTGGATTCTCCGCAACATTACTTTCGTTATATCTTGTATATGCCATTAGCGTTTACCTCCATTCATTTGTTTTAACATCTTCTGTAGTTCTGATGTAGAACCTACAAACATAGCATTGTTTGTAACCTTACTTGGACCTTTCTTCTCTTCATCTAGATCCTTAACTTTCTTCTGTAGATCCATGAGTTTATCAGTCATGTCTGCTACCTGCTTCATGGCGTTTGTAGCAACTTCAAATGCTCTTGGATGCCCTGACTCCTGTGCGACCTCTAACGCCCCCTGAACCGCTTCCTGACCCTGATCTATGAGTCTATACAATTCCCCTCTAGTATATTCATAGTCCTTATCCCTGTCCTCTGAGACATCTCTGATTTTATCTTTACGTTTAGCACTACCACCTTCAGGTGTATCAGATACTTCAATATCCAACATGTCTTCCATGTTTTCTTCTAAACTCTTCATAAGAATGACATCCCTTCATTAAATCCAAAGTCATCATCAGCAGTTACAAGTGCATCATCTGCTGCTGTAACCTGACCATCCTGATTAATATCAGTCTTCGCTTTGGGTGTGTATGACAATTCAACATTACGCTTATTAGTTGTTGTATCACCAATAGTTTCAATGATGCGAGACTTACGAATAACATCTGCCTTGGTGTAAGGACCGTAGATATAAGTCTTACAAGTAAACTGCATTGAGTAAGTTATACTACGCCTAGTACTAAAGTCATCTTCCCAATCATCATCAAAATCAACATTGTTTAATACAACAGCAACATCTCTAACCTCATCCATATCAGGAATGAACTTAAGACTCATACTAAATGATGGCTGGAAAAATGGTAATATTTGTTCTAGTATCTGCAATCCATCGTCCTGCGATTTGCATAGTATACCAACTTCAAACGATACATTGTAAGGAACAGGTACGTACTGAGTTCTTACCTCATTACCGTCATCATTGATAACTGTTTTATACTTCTGTGTAGTGGGTGTTTTTCTTGAAGCATCATAATCAATACCAGTCATTTCAAAATAAATGCGTGGCATAGTAATTGCTACTTTCTTACCATCAGCAGCATTACCTTGTAGTCTATATAAAAACTTTTGTTTTGGACCATAAGCAAGAGGTACTTTCTCAACCTCCATTACTTGTCCATCAACAACCTTTTTCAATTCAATGTTGTTGAAAAGAGTACCAAATGAAACGACAGTTTTTCTAACTGCCTGATTATAAAATTGTGTTCCTAACATCAGAAGCTACCTGTATAATTACCAAATTCACCGAATGGGTTCTTCTCACCCCAATCAATTAAGTCATCAGCATCAGTTTCAATTGCCTGATTTTGATCGTACTCAGTACTAGTGTTATCAATAGTAGAGAATGTACCTAATGTATATATGGCATTAGATTCAACACCTCTAATCATGTCACCATCAAGGAAGTTACCTGTACGGTTCATGACTTCAAGTGTATATGTAACACCATTCCAATCAGCAACCTCAGCAATAGTAGCACTCATTAGATCATACATGGTTGCTTGACCACCACTAGTAGTAGTCTCTTCCCAAGCATTAATAATATATTTCACATTAACAGAATCATAATAGAAGAAACCAGGAGCAGTAGTTGCAGTAGTGCCATTATATTGATAAACATAACTAATACGTTTATCTTCAAACTTCCAATAAAAATATTTCTTTTGTGTAGTTGTAGCAAATGTGGGATCAAAACTACCAAGTGCAGTTACTGTAATAACTTTATTAGCAGAAGTCCATGTTCTTCCTGCACCCTGTGCAGTAAATCCACCTATAACAACATGCTCATCATTAACAAATTGAATAGCAGTTGGTGGAGCATCAACAGTAATAGTTGGTGGATTTATATTAGTTGGGTCATATCCACTACCACCATTAACAATAGTAAGAGTAACAACACCACCGTCCATTATTGACGTTGTAATAATTCCACCACTACCATTAGGATCATTAACAGTAACATTTGGTGCAGTGTTATATCCAGTACCAGCAAGTGTTATTGTTGCTAATGATATAGCACCACTTGAATCTACCTCAAGAGTTCCAGTTGCTGTCTCTCTAGTAGTGAGTCCAACATTAAGAGTGGTTATATTACTAAACTCTCTTTCAATATCATCAACCTCATCAATACCTGTATCAAACTTATCAGCACCTTGCTCATAAAGCTCAGCAGTGAGTTGATAGAAATACTGTTTACCTAACTGGAAGAAAGGATTCTCTCGTTCAACGTACTTAACTTCATAAAGATCCTCTGTCAATGGAAAATAAATTAAATCTCCTTCATTGGGTCTACCATCTACAGCAAGGTTCAACGCTGGATTAGCAGATTGTTCCCACCTTCTCCTTGACACAACAAAAGTAATCTCATCAGTTATCCTTAAACCAAACTTACTTACAAACTCTGCACCAGCACCAAATCCTTCAACATTCACTAAGAACATTTCTATCATGTAACTCTGACTGAATTCAGACTGTATGACTTCTCCAAGAGACTTATCCTTTAGATGTACTCTAGGAATATAAAACACATCAGATCCAAACAACTTGATTTGTTCATCAACCAAGTCCTGTACAAGATTCTGTTCGGTGGCAACACCACCGTGTTGAGGAAAGTATACTTTTTTCATCCTATCATATCAAATGGTGGTAATTCATATGTAGTTGTTGATATCTCTTCAATCTCAGCAATTTCTTTCTGAGCATCTTCAAAAATTTCTCTACCATTAATAGCAACTCCACCTGGAAGTTGGATACCATTAAACTTAATTAGGTTTTGACCCCACTGTCTTTTAATAAGAGCAGTAGTATATTTTTTTAGGAAGACATCACTATAAACTTGTGTGAATGTATCTGGATCTAATGCTCTGTGACACTCAACAATGACATGAACATCTTCATCAAGCATGTCCTTACCTACATCAAGATACAATCTATCTTGTCTCATATTAAATCTAAATTGAACAAAAGAACCATTGTTCAGTATCATATCCATACTTTCCATCCAAGTCTTGACCATATAATAGTTAAGAAAGTCAAGAGAACCTACGGCATATAAGTCATTTAAAAAGATCTGATACTCAATACCAAATAAGTTGTTCCTAACGGCATTACTAGAAAGACCAAATACCTTAGACACACCAACTACATCAGCAGGAAGAGTGAGATATCTATCTCTCACTTTCCATTCCGTAGCAGTTGCACCACTACCTATAGTGGTTGTAGTTTCTTGACTATCAAATTTCGTCTCATCATTAGCAGTAAACAAATGCTTCATGTAAGCAAGTTCAACACCATCGTAATGTCTCATACGATAGTATTGAAGAGCATCATCAATTGAGTCCTCAATCTGATCGTCATCTACGTTGATCTCTAGGACTGGAAATCCCAACTTTCTTAAACAATAATCCTTTAGTTGCGATCTACTGGCAGGTTCAGCCATACCATATACCTATAATTTTCCTAAAGGTATTTATTAGATTACTCGTTTATTGGATAAAATAATACATTAAAAGATATTGCTATTTTTTCACCTTCTGTTTCCTGCACTGGAACTCCATGCACAAAATCTGATTTAAAAATTAAAAGACGAGAGGGAATACAATTGTAATATACATTAGAAAAAGATAAACTATTTGGAGTATCTGGCATTTCTGCATGTATATCCAATTTATCATAAAAAAATATTTTGTTATCTGGAGAAACTTTTACATAAAAAACCCCAGAAAAAAATGATCCTGGGTGTGAATGTGGAAATATAAAATCCCCCTTTTCGCTAATGTTATACCACATGTCATGCATGTGACATCTATTTGTGAAATTTTCTGAATAACCTAAAGAAGTTGCATATTGTCTAACATGCAATAATATATTGTCTGATAATTCTTTAAATACTTCTTTATGGTGTAATTTTCTATTTGTTGTGTGTGTTGAACTAACAAATAAAGTTGAACTTTTTGAAATAGGAATTAGTAATTTTTTTATTTCTTTTTCTAAATTAAAAATTAAATCCTTTTTAAACTCATCAACAACATAAACTGATTTTGGAAACCAAGCATCAATTTTTCCACTCATAATTATAAAATAATAATATTACGTAACGACTCCTTTACGTGGTGGTACACCATCAGCAGCTTCCTTTAGTAATATGTCTACTGCTATTCTATTTGCAGTGTCAAACTCATCCTTAAGGAATATTTTTTCTTGTTCGGTATAAAGTCTAGATTCCCATTGTTGAAACCATTCCCCATCTTTAAAGATGGGAGTAACTTCAGTAACAACATTATCAGTAGGACCATCTGGTTTTTTTGTCGTAACCAATGGATATACATTATAATTTCTCAATAATTCCTTGCATGGCATTTTTATTGGTTGTTTATAAATTTCCGCAGTTGGACATTCTATAAACAATTGATCTAACGTATAATGATAATCTATTATGACATCATTTATAACTTTTATAAACCTCATTGACTTGTGCCTAAGTAAAAATATTTATAACCAATGATAATCAAAGTTGTGTGATTTCCACTTTAGAGTTCTGACTACCATTTCCACCATTTGATTGATTGGATCCATTATTATAGGAACCACCACCTCCACCACCTGGAGTTCCACCTCCACCGCCACTATACCCAGCACCAGCACCAGATGCACCATAACAACATCCATCAGTTCCTGATCCTCCACCAAAACCACCATCACCATTACAAGTATAACCACCTTGACCATTATTAGTAAATGAATAAGGAGCAGTACCACAGTTGGCATTTCCTGTTGAACTTTGATAGAATCCAGCACCACCCCATGCTCCACTGTTACTATATCCTGCGTTACCACCAGAACCACCACTAGTAGTTCCATTAGTATTATTTTGTCCATTGCTGCTTGTAGTAGCATTTGAGGTTTGGTTATTCCAAGGGGAATGGGCATTCCCTCCTCCAGAAACTATTAATGGAGTATTACTATTTGTTGCAACAGCAGTCATACCACCACCACCACCATAACTACTAGCACCAGTCTGTCCTACCAGTATTTTAATAGTATCACCACTTGTAAGATCAAAATCTCCTCTCATTCTGGTTCCATAACCACCTTGGTAGTTACTAAACGATTGTCCACCACGAGGACCATAAGTTTCTATTCTATAAGTTCCAGTCTTAGGAACTGTCCAGTATTGAATTCCACCACTGCTGTTAAAGAAATTGGTATCATTTTTCCAACTATTACTATTACCTCCAGACAAACCATTTCTGAGCTCGCCTAATGATGGAGCAGATCGCCCATGTCTATTATTCTGAGAAAAAGTTACTACTCCACTACCAAAATCATATAATCCAGGTTCTTCCCCACCCATACCAACTAGTGTTTGTTGTGTTGCCATTTTATAACCTCGTTAACTTATTTTTGAACCAGAAAGATATCCATTAGCACTACCTTGGAATAATATAGTTGCTGTTGATCTAGGTCCCATTGTTTTGTTACCTGTTGTTGCATCCAGACCGTTGTACATTGAGAAACCACCACCCTGAGCGAGTGTCATATTACTACCACTGTTATTCAAAATGGTCACCATATCTCCAGCAGCAAAGACTCCGTTCGGAACCGTGATTGTCGCAGCACTACTAACATCAATAAATTTACCACTATCAGTAGCCTGAAGTGTATAAGCACTACTGGTTGATCTTACTGCAAGTTTCCTTACATTACCATGACCATCACTAATATCTCCAGATGATGTGATATTACCACATCCTATTGTACCAACAGTAATATTTGGTGAACCAGTAAGACCAGCAGCATTACCTGTACAAGAACTAGAAGATCCACCTGCATTTCCAGTAATATTACCAGTTACATCACCAGTTAAACTACCTTGTATGTTTGCAACAAGTGTTCCTGTTGTGAGTGTTAGATCTCCACCAGAAGCACCAGTTGCAGTTGTAGTAGCTAATGTAAACTTATCTGCTGACTCATCCCATCCTAAGAAGACATTATTTGAATCACCTCTTTCAATGATAATACCAGCATCTCCAGTTGGAGAACCAGTTGTACCAGTTCCAAGTTCAAGTAATTTATCACTAATAGTAGTATTTGTTGTAGAAACAGTAGATGTTGTACCATTAACTGTTAGGTTACCAGTAATAGTAGTGTTACCAGATACACCCAAATCACTTGTTACAGTTAAGTTATTTCCAACTGTTACATTATCAGGAAGTTTAACATAAATTGTTTGACTGGCAGCTTGTGTTTCAATTTCATTTGTTGTACCAACAATACTAAGGGTTTGAGTACCAGTAGCAACACTACCTGTACCAGTATCACCAGCAGTATTGATGGTTGTTGAAGCACCACCACCACCTATCTGAGCATCAACATAAGTCTTAACAGCCTTCTGTGTAGGAACTTTAGCGTCACTATTTTGTGCAAGAGTTCCATCTACTGAGAACTCATCAATCATAGCACCCAACGTAGCACCAATAGCACCAAGTTGTAATTGGTCTAGACCAGATAAATTAAATGCGTTAGCATTCAATGTTGCTTTACCAGTTGCCTGTTCAACCTTAAAGTAATCACCAACAGAGAAGTTACCATCTTGGTCAGTAGATACGTAGTAAACACGACCTGGACGAATTTCATTAATTTCGTTCGCAGGAACATTTGCTTGAGATGGAAGTCCAGGCCAATTAGTTGTTGATCTGTCTCCTGTACCAACGTCTAGGAAGTCATGAGCAGTTAAGCGAACCTGAGAATATCTGAAACGAATCTTGAATGACTGGTCAGCACCAGCAGCAGAAGAACCTGCTTTCTCGTCAGCAAAGTTAAGAGTTGTAATACCAGTTGTATCTGCAGCCGCAGCATTCAAGGTCATAAACTCATTATTAACTTTAATATAATCCCTTGCCTTGAATATAATACCACCCTGAGTTACACGAATATCAGTAGTGTCAATAGTCGTATCTTTAAGGAGTGTATCCTGAGAAGCAACTTTAGCACCACAAACTGTAACAAGAGCACCACTGGCATGTGAAGCAGCAGTTGTACCTTCCTGAGCACGAGTAACAGTAATTGTATCTGCGTCTGTAACACCAGTGATTATCATCAATTCATTGCCAACAACAATGAATCCGTTCTGTGCAACACCAGAAAGAGCACTAAGATCAATACTAGTAACACTAGAATTAATAGCAGTAGTTAATGTAGTATTTGTAGCTGCTGTAGCAGGGAACAACGAAACAACATCAGTACCAGCATGAGTAGAAGCAGTAGATCCTAATGATCCTCTCAATACTGTTAGAGAACCTCTACCATCTGGTGAGTTATAACTAGCTGCCGATATAACATAAGAACTAGAATCATCATTTGAACCATTATCAACATACTCAATAGATCCACCTTGATCTGGGGCAGATGCTAATCCCTCAGCAATAAGTTGATATCCATACTGACCAGTAACAGCATTAGATGCAGAAAGAGTTACTGTTGCACCACTAGCAGTAATATTAGGAACAGTAGAACCAATACCTGTAATTACTTCGCCATTTTGGAATGTACCTTTAATTGGTATGTAATTAAGATAATTTGCTTCAAGTATTTGATTACTTCTTAATTGTCCAACAGCACCTGATGTATTACCTTGGATTCTTTCAAAGTCTGTGAATGAACCAGAACTTGTTCCAGATGCATTAATATTAAGACGTAAACCAGCAATCGTACCATCTTGGGTAGTCTCATTAGGATCAAATCCTCTAGAAATACAACCGTACTTACCATAAGATGAGTTACCAGATACAGCACGAATCTTACCACCACCAGTTGATGCGTAAGAAATGTGATGATAATAAGTGAAGGATGATACGATTTCCATCGCCGCCGTACCCTTACACCAGAACCCTGCACCGCCCTCTAGAACCTGCGTGAATGCGTCAAAACACATTGACTTAAATGAAGGGGTTGGAGACCCATCAAAATGCTTATGAGAGTCACCATCACACAATACACCAAGTGCTGCTGAACCTAATGCAGAACAGTTTTGAATATAAGGTGATTTTGTAACTGCTGAAGCAGGATCAAGTTCAAAGTATACACCCTTAATAGTAGCAGCTTCTATATTTTTATCGTCACTACCATCAGCAGCAAAACCTGTTAATCCGTTAAACACACAATCTTTAACGATAGTGTGATCAGCAAGATACATGAATGTTGATTCAGTATTTGGAACAGTAGCTACTCCAGTGATGACTATGAATGGTTCACTCTTAGAAGTACCACCCATATTATTAGCAGTTCTACAAGAAGTAAATATCGCTGCAAGAGTTGTTACAGCAGAAGTAACATTAGGACACTTAGGATTATTGGTATCTGCTGTTCCAGTATAACCAGTTTGAGTTTGGTTATTGCCAGCAGATACTGTTGCTGTTCCACCTGCTATTATTGTATTTGCAGCATCTCTAACGTAATTAATTAATGCGTTATCTTGAGTAACATCTCCAGTAATATTAGTTCCACTAAGAACACCATTAGTATAATCATAAACTTCGTTATTACTTCCATGCTTTATGTTGAAAGCAAGTGCATCAACAAAAGCTGATAATTGATTTTTAACTCCCGATTCATCACCAGTTACAGCACCTACATTTGCAACATGGCGATGATACGCTTCATGAGCAAGGAAAAGTCTGTTGCTGTTTAATAAATCTCTACCATCTGCATATTTATTGTTGATAATATCAACATACTTATCGCTAGTAGTCCATGCACCACCTGTTACAGGAAGAAGCGTCAGGGTAGTACCTGTACCATGCTTCATTACCTTAGCAGTTTTTGTCTTTGCTGAGTTACTAACTACATCACCCAATTTAACATGAGTTGCAGCAGTTTGGAATGTTAAATCTATCTCATCAGAATTACCTGATACAGGTTTAAATGATGTAGCTCTTAAGTTATCACCGATTACTGAAGTAAACTCAGGAACATGAATAGGAAGTTGCTCTTCATAAATACCAGATTTTACGTAGATTGTAATTGGATTTGTTGCAGTAGCTTTTGCTGCTCCTGTTAATGCAGATACAGCATCACAAGCATATCTTAAAGTAGCAAATCCTCTTGATATTTGCTTACCACTATTTGAATTAGAACCCTCTTTAGTAACATAATAAACAGGTGCAGATGTATTATTTTCTTCCCACTGTGGTAAGAGTGGAGAACCACCAACTGTCAATACTTGACCACTAGCAATTTTTTGTTCTTCAGCAGTTCCAGATACTCCAGATGGAAGTCCCAATCTAGCAATCGTACCAGCAGACTGGTATAGTAAGTCTCCAGTTGTAGTCAACACCTGAGCAGCAGAACCACCCTGTGCTATGTAATTCCAATATACTCCACCAGTATCAGTTTCTGGTTGTTGTCCTGTATGAGCTTGAACACAAACATAAGAGTTTGAAGTTCGGTTAACAACATCATTTAATTTATATGCAGTTCCAGCAGCCCAGTTTCCAGTCCAATTAAATCCTTCGGCAAGGAGTTTCCAGTTAGCAGTATTTGTAGGATCAGTTCCAGCAGCAGCAACTAATATATTTACATAACTGTTACCACCATATCTAACTACATCACCAAGTTTGTATGTTGTACCATCAGCATATGCTCCTTTTGCTTCAAAACCAACTGTTAAAACTGCCCAGTTAGTAGCATCTGAATTTGGAACAGTAGCAGAACTATGATTAGTTTTGGCAGAATAACTATAACCACCAAAGGTTACAATGTCACCAACTTGATATTCTGTACTAGCAGTCCAAGTATCTTCGTACTTAAGACCTTCTAAGTAAACTGTAGTATTTGAATCGGAAAAAGTAGCACCAGATGTAAATCCAGCAGTAACACGATATTG